CATTCCGAGGGGCGCACATAAATGTTCGAACATCTCGCGCCCATTCATATCAGACAGATCTGCATACTGAATACGCGGATAAAATGTACTGCTTATCTGAAAAATATTACCCTTATGAGGCCCTGTAAAACCCAACACGCGATCTGATGCGGCTATCATAGTAGGTATATCAAATTCATTTTCATCTGGAGTACCTACTTCTTCAATTTCAAGCCACTGCCCTGCTGTACGACTTGCGTCAAAATCAGCCCGCATTATTACAGCGCCTACCTGGCCAAAGCGTACATCGCATACGGCGAAATACATCTTTTTATCATTAGCATTATATGCGAAAGATTTAAGCTGGTAGTATGGATTGCTTCCTATATCAATAGCGTACATTTTATTATTTATATGATCATATACCATGTAATAATATTTAAGAGTAGTTCTATCTAAAATACACCCATGAAAAACGTTCTCTTGTACGCTATAGCAAAGTTCTAAAGCCATTGTATATACATTAATACTCATCGCAGAACCTTCTTCAAAAGCATCCCCGCTATAAAATAGCCATTTATCCTCGAAGCCCCCCTCAGTTAATTTTACAATCCAAGCCCGCGAATTGATTAACTCATTTTGAAAATGATCTCTCCACCAGATCATACTTGCGTATAAAGTTTGATTTGTACTATCCCATGCCGCATGTAATACTTGCGCATGGGGTGTATTACCTTGAGTACTACGTGTTGTAGTATTCCCTAAATGATCAAAGTATTTATCGTACCACGCATCGCCTAAAACTGTCGTACTAGGATTACCATCCCATAAACGTCCAATCCATTTTTTATTTGTAGGATCCCATACAACATAACCCGGCTGCCCTAACTTCCACATAGGCTGAAAATAGCCCACGGTAGAATCTTGCACGTTATCTTGGAGTGAGTAAAATCCTGCTGAGGGTAACCAAAAAGGTCCCTTAGTATCGATCATAGACCAGCCACCACCGGTCAAACTCCATTGAAAGCCCCAGTCTCCATATGCATTACCTATACGCCCCGATCCAAAAATATCCGTGCGTTTTCGTGCAAGCGCGTGACCTTGATACATACCAGGCTTTACACCGTAGGGGCCAAGACGTAAATAATTATTATGCGTAAACGGTACAATTATATTTTCGCCGGCTCCATTAGGCCATGCAGCTTCCATAGGACCTCCGTCCACTTGAGCTTGCCCGACCATACAATCCTTGTAAGTAGAACTGGGACTCCATACAACAGGCTTTTGGCTACCCGACCTTGTAGTCATCACACCTGGATATAGAGATGCGTAATCCTCACCATCCCATCCCGCAGTAGCTTCTAAGAACGAATGTACGAATGTGTATTGTTCCGTATCGCAGCTAAATGCGCATGCGGGGGCGTTCATCCATGCGTTGTTATCATCAGACTGCGGGGTATTTTCGTCTATGTTATAGTATTTATCGTCATAGGGTTTCCACGCAACTCCTCTTACATAGGTACAACCGGAATCCTGCGTGATAGTTAAACGAAAAATATGCAGTATAAACTCTTCATAACGTGGTACGATCGCAATACGTTCCGCGTCGCCGTTTTCAGGAACTTGCCATAGCTCATCTTCTAAGCCCACATATAATGTAGAGGTTTGATCATCCCACGCAAGCGCTGTAGGTATTTTATTAGAACCCGTTATTCGAGGTAACTTACCCCACACACCTATTTTATCAGAATCCCATGTATACTTCATAGCATCGATTGTACGACAGCTCTCGGGGAAACCAAATGCTGTTGCGGCTCTTTGGGCTAATGTATGATAATCGATCATATGATACCAAGATCCAATTATGCCATTCTTTTTTATAACAACAGCGTCTTCAACATCTTCCAAAGGTATCTGATCATGCGATACGGCCACATCGACGCCCATACCGTCGGAATCCATTACACGAAAAGCTCTTTGAATTTGTGAGATAACGGCCGTACCAGATACCATAGAATCCTTGCGCACTTTTATAGCATAGACAGCTCTATATGTATCCAAGGCTCCAGCATAAACATCTGTACGAACCCAGTCATGTGGAATATTCCAAGTTACTTTACCGTTATTAAAGAAATTACTAGTTTCATCCGTTAACTCGTCTGCGTCGAAAGCGGTATAATCTCCCCCGCGCCAATACATATATGAAAGCCAACCTGAAAAAGTAGAACTCTTATCCAGTGTTAAATCAAAGCCTGTAAAAGGTTTACTACACAGTAAATATATTTCAGAATCATAACCTGCGAGGCATGAAACAAGCGAATTTTCGTCTACATTAACATGCTTACCATAAGTTACACGATCAGTTATATCTGTCCAAGAACCATTTTCATGTAGTAATACTGCGACGAAAGATCTTGACAGTTCTATAGGAAGGCCTTCTCCGAGTCTTAGAGTGGGTAAACCTTCTTTATGTACGTAAGGTTTATACTCATCTTGTACTATAAAAAATATAGAACCGCATTCGTCTGGGTAACGACCCGAATGCTTTACAGAAATAGTATTACCCTCTGCATCGTATAAATACTCGGTTTGCTCGCCCTGACGTTCGTACCAGGGGCCGCCATCATATCTAAAGTAATACGGAGGTCGATATTCTAAAGTTTTCAAACCCGGCTTGTTACCCACCTGCACTTCATAAATTTCAGCACCTTCGATACGCGCACTTTTCCATTTAAATTCAACTATACGTGGACCATACTGTAGCGGTGTATACGCTGAAGGTACATATCTAAGAGCTTTTATACCCGATATAAAATAGAAAAGACCTTCTTCGCGACAAACATCAAAAGCATCATAAGTTTCAAGTACTTTTTCAAAGCCTAAAATACGCGCTATTACAGATTTTGAAGCTAACGCATGATCAATTTGTTTTTGATTAGCTATACCGCCCATCCATAAAAGTCTGTCACTGGGTAGATTTCTATAACCAGTATGTATTTGAAACCAGATCTCGTAAGAGGCATCAATACGATAAAAATCTCCTGCTTGTACACCATCGGCTTCGGGATTAGTCGAAAAGCTATCTTCGAAATCTGGTAATACTGCCCAGGAATTCGTATCGCTAAAAATAATATAATAACGTTTACCGATAGCTTTGCCAGATAGAATTTCACAAAAACCTGTTAAAGTAAATCCTGTAAAATCTTGCGCCGTATCGCGTAATATATCGTTTGCCACAGCCGTTAACGTACCATCAAAAGTTGTCGGATATAAAATACCCTCTTCATTATCTTCATCGTACAAAGCGCTATCTTCGTTATCGAATTCAGCCGTAGTCGAATCGCAAGCAGTGCGCTGCAAAGTCTGCCCGGTTATACTCTTACGCATATCGCCTAATTCAATAAGGCGTTCTGACATCGAAGTAAAACCTACCGTCGTGATCGACGGTTCTGCGCCTACGCAACGACCTCCACGTGTATCGAGTAAGAGACCCTCAGTAGTTACATAACCTGTACGGGGAGTACTACTCTCAGGCTCACCTACAGCACGTCCTAAGCGAGCCGAAGCTTCTCCATCGTGAGATTCATCTGCTACACCGCCGTAAACGCCTATATCCGAAAAAGCGACGCCTCGGCCTATATAGGCAAACAAACTATCTATATAATCATCAAATAATGCAGGAATTCCTACGTCTACAAAATCAGAATCTGGATATATACGTTCAAAACCTAATGCATCGTAAGTAGAAGTTGTTAAAGGGATTATACTATGTAAACAGGCACTTCGCGGATCTTGCCCCGCCACAGCAGTTTTCCACGCGCCGAAACGTAGCTGTGTTACAGTACCCGACCAATCTCCCTCGCCCGACATATCAACCGTAACAGTCTGAGGTTGCTCGTTTTCGATATCCAAAGCACTATCAAATACATATAGATCGTTTTGACCTAATATTTTTGTATACCACGTAGACCCTATTTTGTATTGTATAAAAGGATTATTATTATCATCACCGCTTTGCATCTGTACAACACCTTCAATCACCAAGTACTGCCGTGTGTCGGCGTCGATAGCAATAGCATCAGGAGATTCTATATAAACTGTATCGCCGCAATCACCTAATACGTAATCAAAAACGGGAAAAGCGCTACCTGTATAACTATCAACGCTACCGGATTGTGCCCATTTATGACGCTGTACAGGATAACAATAGGCGTCAAAAGCTCCAGGAACGGGAACTTCAATTCTATCTTCAATATAGTTAGCAATAGTACCTCGAGCCGCCTGGTTTAAAAATGAAGGATCAAGGGTTGAAATATCTGTATACTCATGTATTAGCTTGCCTTTGTAGGTTCGCGTAGATAAGTAATCACCGCAGTTATAAAAATTACAATTAAAAGCTTTTAACGCGCACGCTTCATCGAAAAAAGGCCACACTTCAAGTACTCCGACATAATCGGGGGTTTGTAAAACTATTCCCCTTATATTAGAAAGAGAACAATTCTTAAAGTAATACGGTAAAATATTGGAAGCATAAGGATGGGTAGGATCGTAGTAAGCTCTAAGCATCACACCCCTATAAAAATGATCAAATACACAGTTATAAAAGTACCTGGGGTAGTGAGACCCTCCGGCATTCGCGAACAATTTAAGTCCTGATTGATGTACAGAATTAGTTATAGGAGAAGGCCTTCCAAGAAAAGCGCACTGTGAGACTTCTGTATACCGAGCGCGCCAATTCGCGGCAAAGGTATCTCCAGTAGGAGTAGGTGTAGACTCTACATAACCATAAAACTTAAAAATTATACGTTTTACACTCAACGCCGCAGTAAATAATTCGTACATTCTAATATCAAATTGTCCTCTATATCCCAGATCAGAATATGATCCTCTAATAAGTACCGTAGGAAACACGCCATTAGAATCTACACGTCCAATAATATTAAGGGTTCCCGCCATATTAAGAATTATAAAAGGAGCCTCTACATAATGTACACCAGGCTCTAAATACAAATTTACATACACATTTACGGCATAATACGTTTCTAAAACAGTTTTCGCTTTTACCAAGGTTTTCCAAGGAGAACCCTCGTCACCGCTATTTCCATCGTCACCGTTAATATAATCTATATAGTAAGAATAAGTTGTCATTATACATCCCTAACTTCCATAGCTTTCATAACACCTTTAGAATTAAACCAAGTAATAAACCATTTATCGTCTTTTCTAAATCCTAAACCTCGGTAAGATACGGCAGGTACATCTTTTAAAAAAGCTTGTTGCTGCATATGCGTAAAATACTCTTCAGCCATATCAGGGGCCTTATGAAAAAAACCGTTACTAAAATGTATACCTAAGGCAACGATTTTTAAATCTTGCTCTTCGCAAAACTTATTAAGGCGCCTCCAACCCATTCGTAAACATCTATCCCCACCCATAACTTCTTCATTCGGATACTTCTCAATAACCTTTTGACCATCCGACAATTTCGCAATAAAACGTCCTATAAACATAAATTACCTCTTAAGATACATATTCGGTAACCACCCTAAACGTAATATCCTCAAAAGTCCCAGAGGTTTTCGCACGGGCGGATACCGCTACATGCCAATCATGCGTCATAGTTGCTACCGATGTTATAGTAAGCCTCAAACGATCATTATTCATATAATTAAGAGTGGACCACGCAGAATTGCCTACTTCAAATCCGTAAAGGCTTACATCTCCATCAGCGGGTACGTGCGAAGAATCTGCACCGTAAGCGTCGAAGAAACTATTCGTAGTACCTACAGCACCCATCGCATGCGTCGTAAGTCGTATACGTAATGTACTCTCTGCAGCAGAGACGTTACTTATAGCAACAGTACTTCCTCCAACACCCGCCTGGGCATTACTTATAAACTGGCAGTTAGGCAATGCCCCCCCAGAAGTCGTCAAAACCATATGACGAACATAAGTACCCTCTTGGCCGAGTGTATCTCCAGTAATAAGAGGCGTAGTAAAACCGCCGCCGGGACCCGTAAATAAAATAGCCTCACTAGAACCTACAACAGTACTTAAATTACCGCCTCTCCATTCCCATTCGTTGAGTGGCATGCTAATTACCTCCGCCAAAAATTGAGTTTACAAAGTTAAATCTCTTTATATTAAAAATCCTTAGCATATCTTATAACCTCATATATTATATCGATTTAAAACCTTAACAAAGTAAATTACTTTGTATGTAATTGGAACCTTATATGAAATTCTCAAAGATTTGGATAATCAAGTCGTACCCACGGTAAATTTAAAATCTAAATCCCTCAGAACATGCCCCCCTACATTAGTCTGATCCAAGTATATCGTACTTATACTAAAATAAGTATCAGTACCGTCAAACGCGGGAGTATTTAAAATAGTTCCTATATTAACGAGAGGAGTCGTTTTAATAAGAATACTATCATCTTGTTGAAAGAAACGTGCCGCATTGCCATATACACTAATAGTACGTGCTACTACGCCCCCGAGCGTATAACAAGCTCCTACAATAGAACGTATAGGCCCCGGATACTTTGCGTAGGCCTTTATACGCATAATAGGCTGGGATACTGACTCAGCCTTTAGTTTCTGTATAAAAGTGTCACTTACACTCTTCACTCAACACTCTCTCCAGCAATATCTCTTAACTCTTCTAAATTACGTCTCTTCGCAGGTAATACCTTATCACGATAAATACGATCCCAGCCTTCCTGATCATCTACCATAGAAGGACCTTCGAATACAAATTGATCGTTATAATGTACAGTTATAGATCTTGCGCCTCCTAAACCCCTCGCGGATGGATGTCCTAAAGGTATAATAGCTTCGGGGCCTGCTTCGCCTATAATACCTAACATAGGCTTAGTTACAATACCACCTGCAGCGAACTTCGTAACCGAAGCTAGAATAGCTGTTACCGCAGCAACCGCAGCTCCAATAGCCACTAGGTTTAATGGAAACGGAATCCCTGCAGCGCTTTTTACAGCACCCGTTTTGGCCGCAGCCGAGTCAGCAGCTATTTCAACAATAGCACGCTTAAGAGACATTGCCATCATTTTAAGCTGTTGTGTAATCCACTCAGCGAGCATTTCACTTAAAAGTTTAATCCAATATTTTTTCATACCGTCCCAGATAGTTACATAGAACTTCTGGAAACTGTTCATATACTTTTTCTTCTCTTCTGTATATTGTCTGTCTAACTCAGCCAATTCCTGATAGTAACGCGCTGTTGTAACTTTACCCTCAACGAGTTGATCCCGTAAAGAGCGCTTACGTTCATCAGCTTCCATCTGTACAAGAGTTAATGACTTTCGACTTTGCTCGAATAATTCTTCATATAAATCTACAAAAGCATTTGACAATTCACGGCGTATTTCTACAGAAACATCTTTAACGATTTCCTCAAAACTACGTACCTGAGATTCATTAACTAATTGCAAAGCGCTGTAAACTCTTCGCCATACATCTGTATACTTCCCGCCAGCAACTTCGATTTGAGAGAGTAATTTTGTAAAGGCTTTAGAACGATCTTCAGCTGAGACATCTTCTAAGTTACGTATATCTTTAAACGCACGTTCCCAACCTTTAATCATAGGCTTTAAACGCTTATAGGTTTCCCACTCTTTTACAGTCATACCCTCTTCAATACGATCTATAAAATCTTTCCATGTATTAAGAGCTGCCTGCTGCTCGATCTCAGGTATAAGAACCATTTTACGCCACATCTCTTGCGCGGCAGGAGGTAACTTATCCATTTCAACTTCAAGTTGAACAGCTAACTCGGCAAACTGCTGTCGCATATCGGCTACGAGCTTCGGACTACCCATTACCTTAGAAGACAATTCCTGAAGTTCTCTTATACGATCTAATAACTCCTCCGGAAAAGCTCCATAAGCCTCTTCAATAGCTTTACGTACGCCCTCCCAAAGATCACGAATTTGTGACTCATCTATATTAAGCTCGCCCGACGCGCGTAGATTATAAAGAGCCTCAAAAGCTTTAAGCATCGAATCGGCCTTCGTACGTAATATATCAAGAGGCTCTTCTCCTAGGGCCCTAAAGTTATTTAAAGTAGCAGCTGAAATACTCGCAATCTCTTGTGCCAACGCATTAAATTCGGGAGGTACTCTCCCAAAGGCTCTTTCAATTTTTTCAACAACCTCTTCCCAAGCATCCCCGATAACCTTGGCTGATAAACGAGCATCTTCCGGAAGACGTCTATTTTCTTGTATAAGTATAAGTAACGCGGCGGCAGCTGCGCGAGCTTCTTTTTGTAATTTTGAGGGCATGTCAACATCAAGCGTAGACAGAGCCTGTATCATTTCTAATGTATATCCGGTCATACGTAGCGTAAGAGCTCGATACTTTTCGGGAATCTTTCCAAAAGCATTCATTAACTTAGGTACAAAACCTTCTACCCAAATTTTGGATAATTTCTCAGCTGAGTAACCTCCGTCGCGCCATATAGTATTAAAAGCCCAATCAGCTTCTTTGGCAATAGCAGCTAAGTGCTGGGGCATATCCATACCGAGTATCTCAAAAGACGCTTTTAAACGCGCGGTAGTAGCCCTACCTTCATTGAACGCCCTTTGCATTTCACGCATCTTCGCTCGTACTACGTCGGATACATTTGCCGTATTTAATAACTCCGAAACAAGCTCAGAAATTTGTTGTTTAAGACCTGCAGAAACGTCTTTAGAATTTGAGAGTTCCGTATACATAGAAACTAAAGATTTACGGAAATTATCTGTGAGCATATCACCTTCTGATATACCATCAAGAAGCCTTACCCACATTTGAACATAGTCAGAACCACTCTTTTTACCTGCAGCCAATTCCGCGGAAATCTCAGCTATACGAGCCTTTGTACCTGGCGTAACCCTACCTACCTCACCCACAGCATCTATTAGCTCAAGTAAACCTTCTTTTGTCGCATCCGTGTATACAGGTGTATTCTTTAACGTTGCGCCTAAATCATCCAAAGCCTTTTTAACTTCTAAAGTCATTGGTGCGCCACGTTGTAGAGATTCAATAACCGACTGCCAGCGATCGCGAAGCTCATCTGTGGGTTTTACAGAATTATCAACTTCTTCTGTTAAGGCCTTTAAAGCGCTTGCTAACTCTCTAGATGCCGCAAGTTCGGACCACTCTTCACGTACAAGACCTATCTGACGTAAAAGCCATTTAAAAGAATTACCTAAGAGTTTAACAGCAGCGGTAACATCTTCTAAACCAGCTATACCAAGTGTGATTGTCCTATAAAATACGTCTAAAGCTCCCGAGAGTAACTGAAGCTCCTTCTCTAAAGAAATTAACGCTTTAACAACTACAAATATAGCCGCAGCAATTAAAGCAAATTTAGCTACCAATAATAAGAAAGGCGCAAATGCTATACCGAGTGTTTTCAGTATTGCTATAGTAAGTGTCACTGCCGCTGTGAGTCCTGCGGCGGCGGCGCCGGCGAATAACAAATCGCCGGAAAATTGCGCGACTGCTGGAGTAATTTTCCTTAGAACCCCCATAAGCGAATTAAGACCCTCCACTAAACGTTTTACTGTGCCTAACCAGGGTAAGGCAGCTTGCGTACGGAGAGCATTGAAATTTTGTTTTAGTCGATCTAACGAAAATGCCATAGCTTTTGCTTGCTTTTCAAACGCAGCTTGTGTTTCCCCCGCGGCATGGAGCATTACATTATAATCTTCCGCGAAGCCCGATACCTGCTGAATCAAAGCGTTAACACCACGCAATGCACGCATCTGTCTAAACATCTGTCCGACCTGCTGGGGAAGAAGATCACTCAATTTTTCCATTACAGAAACAAGGCCTTCAGTCTGCAATGTGGTCAAATCTAAATTAAGTCCCAGGCGTGCGGCTGCCTTGACAGCATCTTCAGTAGGTCTAAAGAACTGTAACAGCGTTTGATTAATAGATGTAATAGCCACGCCCGTATCTAAACCTGCTCGAGTCATTGTAGTAACTGCGGCCATTAGCTCTTCAAAACTTACACCCGCAGCAGCAGCAGTAGCGGTAGCGCGACCTATAACAGGAGCGAGTTCTTTAAAAGTTGTAACACCTCTTCGAATAGTTGCGAAGAAAACATCAGAAACCTTTGCGGCCTGGTCGAACGACATATTATAGGCCATCAATACGGAAATAATCGCTTTGGTAGCTGTAGCAGTTGAAGTAAGACCTGCTCTAGCAGCACGCATAGAAACAATCAAAACATTCAAAGCATCAGAAGCCGGAATAGTCGCGGACAAAATATCATAAAGACCTTTTGCAGTCGCAGCGGCAGTTTCTCCAAACTCCGCCGAGAGATTTATAACATTCTGCGTGAACGTTTTTACCCATTTATTAACAAAAGAAAAAGCTTGCCCAGCCTCATCACGTAAAAGAGTTGCGACATTAGCCATGTCCTTCTGCAACTCGATCGCAGGTTTTAATTGACTACGTAATAGTAAAGCCCCCGCAGCCATTGCGGCGAATACTCCAGCCGCAATAAGTCCCATCTTACCCAATTTAGTATTTACGATTTCTATAGCGGCGGAAGCTATCTTAGAGAAAGATAGGATAGTTACTTTCGCTATGCGAAAACGCTTAATAAACTCCCAAATCTCTGCGACGAGCTTAATTTTTAAAATACCTAAAGCCATTTATTTTGCCTCAACCAAATCGGACAAACCGCTTAAATTGTGCTTTAATGCATTCGCACCGTCATGATCTACAACCTTACCGTCATTACTAGCATGTGGAAATTTAGATTTTTGAGTTGAAGATTTTTCATACTCCTCTTTCTGCATGTCCGCGGCAGCTTCTCTCATAGAAGAAATAGCGGGTATTAAGCGCCTTATAACACCCCGAGGCATACTAAGAACTTGCTCGGGAGTATAATGACAGTTTGCCGCGAAGTATGCGAGGATGAGAGAAACTTCATCTGCTACGGTTAACGGGGGCTTTTGTTCGTCCGACTCTGTAGATTTGCCCGTATTTTTCGCGTAGCACTTTCGAAGTCGACGTCCATACTCTCCATCAATTTGAGTAGCCTGGTCATCCTCGTTAGCAAAAAAGGGAGTAATACTTGAATAATAACGCCTAGTTCAAGCTTCTCCTCGACAAACTGTATGTCTTTCCCGACGATAGTAGCAGTTATACGTGTTATCTCATCGGGAGCCAGTTCCGCAATTTTCAAAATCAGGTCTAAAAGTTTTTCCTTACGCATTAACTCGGCTTCTTTGAAAACCTCGGTATCTTCAGCAGAAGTACCAGTAGCCGGCTTCTGAAGCTTTATAATAGTATCCCAAGTAAGGCCTAGTTGCTGACGTACATCTCCCAGGAGTTTACCAACGGATTTAACTACCTGTAGCTCCATACGCCAACTTGCTACAGGTATTTCCACAGTTTCATCTGTGTTAGTTTTAATCTCGGTGGGCATTGAGAGAAGCTCGCCAAGTCCTTCGATAGGATCAAACAAATCTTCTTTGCTTTTCTCGGTGTTCATAGAAGTCACTCTCCTCTTATAGACTTGTATTAAGCCTTTTCGTACACCAATTTAATAAGCCGCTTGTTACTTGCGACAGCTGCGCCGGTCCAATCAGTAGTAGATTCTACCGCATCGAATGTCATGGGGAACTCATGAGGTCCTTCCGCAAAAGCGACCTCGAAGCCTCCACCGGCTTCGGCTTTCCACAGGTAAATGGAAACCGTTTGTCCTGCCGGGGTAACGTGGACGAATTTCAGTGCGTATTGATCCACATCCATGGACCCACCGAATTCGAACGTTTCCAAGGACACATCAGACGATGTAACTCCCGCGCCAAGCGCGAGGGCCAGGTTACGCACGTTCCATTCCAGACCCGTGACATCCAATGTAACAGCTTCTTGAACCGCGAACTTCTTCACAACCGTTGCGGGAGATCCCTGTCTGTACTCAAGGATTTCTCGCGTGACCGCGAGCTTAGCTCCGACTGTTACAGCGCCAATGTCAATTGACAACTGACATCCCGACTTTCACCGGGGGTTGGACTATACCACCATCTCAGATGACTAAATTTACTCCCGAGATGTCCTGCGTATTACGACCAAGCAGCTTGCGCAAAAGCTGAAATTGATCGCCGCTTAAAGGACTCTGAAAAGTTGCTTCGGCATACATAATACCCATTCGTATATGCAAGCTTGCGTGTTCGTTTTGTCGGCATACTAATAAATTTGAACGTCTACAATCAAAGTTATTAGCATTTAAATGATGTACAACCTCACCTTTTTTAAGCGAACGTCCCAAGCACTTTTCTACAACGAGTAGATGTACAAATCGACAATCTTGATTACAACGGTTAAAACCGTTCTTAGACGCGGTAGGTATATAAAGAATTAAACCTGAGGCGACCCGATTTTTATGTACACGTAAACCTACTTTAGTAATATCAAGGTCTTCCGCATCTAGTAGTAATGTAAACTTACCAAATTTACTGTCGATATGAACACTTTGAAACACGCCAGTCTCCTTTAAGAAAGTCTCTGCAAAGCTTCGAGTTTCTCAACTCTAACTCCTCAGGATTGCCTTAGGCTCTCACCTTTAGGTTTCCCTGACCGAGCAGGATTTGCTATAATCATCACTGATTATAGGCCCCCAATTTGAGGCGTAGATCCGACAGCCCCGACATACAAAATACCCGGACCGAATGAAAATCGATCCGTGTTATACGAGGGTACGTTAAACGCCATAGTAACTCACCTCCTTCCAGCGTGTTAGAATTTTACTGCTTAGGCTTTGAAGCTGTTTGCTTAAAAGCCTCTTCATGTTCTTGAGGTACCTGAGGTACCCCAGAATTACTTTCGATTTTATTAGGCGTTGCACACCTTCTACAAAGCTCGGTAACTTTCACGTCGCTACCCTCGATGGAAAGGTATAAATCTTTGTACTTAATACGCAAAGTATTTTTATCAGGAGATAAAACACCCAACAAAAAACCGCATTCGCATTTCCACGGAACATCTTTTGCTCCAAGCTGTAGAGTGTCGTTTGCTTTAGGTTTAGACATAATACATCTCCTATTCAAAGTGCTTTAAAGCATTCTGTTGTGCTGCTTCGTAAAAGCCCATTAATGTGGACTCAACTTGCGCGAAGGTCTCAGTTATAAAATCGCGACCCACCATCTTACTTGTACCATAAATAATATCAGTTGCGTGAGGCGCTTTACTTTCATCAATACCTACACTACGTATTTTAGTACCATCAGATAAATCCTCACCAGTTTTTTCTAAAGCATTTACAAGAGTTCCGTCTTGCAGGTGAACAAGCCACTGAGGTCTATGAATAGGTTGAGGGTCTCGCTTCGCGTATGGATGATCTAAAGCCCTCAAATCTTTAAGTGAGTGACATGTAAGACTTATATTCGCGCGCATTTTTTCAAAAGTATACTCTTGGGCAAGTAACTCGGCCTTTTCGAATTCATCATCAATGGATCCTTCTAGGATCGCAAAATTGAGTAGCAAAGGAACTAAACCTTCGATGTATTTAAGCTTTTGGGCCATCTTGTCCGCGTGATCCTATAATGATATCCTGTTCGCCGATTATACCTGTAATACTCTGCACTAATCTTTCTAGCATCTGTTTCATAGGATGCTCTTCAGGAATTAAAGCCTTCGCATTCGTTACATAAGCTTGACCTTTTCTTATATAAGATAGGCCCAGCTCTTTATGTGCTTGATAAAAATTCTCATTTAACGAAATAGCATATTTTAAAAGGCGTTCCGCTTCAATACGATTTCCCTCGTTTATATAATGTAAAGCCAGATTAAATGCCGCTCGCGGATCTGCGGGGGTTTCTTGTAACTGCAGTTTATTCAAACGCTCATAAAGATTCAACTTGCCATCGAGACGTTTTGCGTCTGAAAGAAATCCGTGATGATGTAAAATCATATCCGTGCGCAATATGCTAACAAGATTTGCATGCATTGCGGCATCAAAATTTTCGTGTACACGCCCGGTATAACGCATTGTGGGTATATTACGAAAAAGCCTTACAGCTTCGGAAAGTGATACAGCTCCCCCAGGTTGGTGGTTGTATACGGGAAACATATACCCATCACAATCGTTATCCATCATCTTACGTATGGAAGGAATTTCGGCGTGTACGAAAGTTTCATCCCAATCCATAAGTAAAATCCAATCCTTAGAAGCTTTCTCAATTACTTGATTCTTTAATTTACTGAAATCATCTTCAAATTTCACGGGTATTATTTTTGATTTAAAAAGTTTCGCTGTTTTAACAGAGTCATCAGTAGATTGATTATCGCCAAAAATAATCTCATCGGCAAAATAACCGACTTGATCGAATAACTCCCAAAGCTTATGGCCCCCATTACGCACACATATTACCAAAGAAAGAGAATCATTTTCTACCCAGGGATATGTAATCATTTTACGTTGTATGAGGTGTGAATAATCTTCTGCACCGATGAGACCCGCGGTCTTTTCAGTATCGGCGTGCTCGTAAAATTTATACTTACGCATACACTTTTCAGGAGTACAATATCCGTAATGCTTTATACGAATATTTGTCCAGCGAGCACAATCGCGGGCAGAAAGGGCAATATTACCGCAGTGAAATCCTTTATCGGTTCCGGAGAAGATTTTTCTACCAGGCTCTGCTTTATACATGCGGAATCCAGCCATTTTTCCGAAAGTCCCATCTACACGAAAACGCTCCGTACCATCAAAGAAAGTTCTCCAATGAAATCCGTACATTTTTACATGCGGATTAGGTGGGTGCATCAAACGATCTACGTACGCACGATCGAATTTATCCTCGAAGACTTCATCATCATCGATAGATATAACCCAGTCGGCCTCCATATCGTAAGCCATTTGTACGAGTTGATTACGATCGCGCCGTTCGTCAAATTCCCTATCGGTAATTTCTGTACGCGTAACTTTGGGAAACTTTTTCGTAATTTCTACCGATCTATCGCCTGCGAGGGGATTGTCGACCAATACGGCAATTTCATCGCAGAATTCGGAAGCTTTCTGCAAACTAGTTGTAAAGTATGGATCGGGACCCTTAACCCGATAAATACCTACAAGCTTTTTAGGTCCCGCATTCTTTTTCGTCCACTTATCCAAGAAGATATTTCGAGGAGCCAACCCACCCTCAGAATCCTTAAATTCATCTCTACGGAGAGTTTGCGAACCGTGATGATGAACGAACGTGGAGCCATCAATTAAACCGTACCAGCCGGATTCATTCGCGCGCAGTAAAAAATCATTATCTTCATAACCTCCCGGAAAAAAACGTTCGTCTAGAAGACCTACGTCTTCCATAACTGCACGTTTGAACATTAAACAAAAGCCTGATAAAAAACCGGCTTCATCGACCTGGCTGATGTTACGTTTATGAAATTCTATCGAGAACTCATCCAGAGCTGCGATGTCGTATTTTACATTCGGAACAGCTTGACGCCCTCCCGCAAAATTTGTTGCAGGGCCTACTAAGCCTATACGGAGGCCCGTTTTCTTTTCGAAACGCCTCATAGATGTAAACATCTGGGACGTCCAATTAGGTGTAACTAAGGCGTCGTTATTCAAGAGTATAATAAAGGCTCCCTGAGCCATTTGCATACCCGCGTTACAGGCGCCCGCGAAACCTTTATTCGTATCGAAGCGTATATATTTAAGGTTAGAATGTTGCTTGGATAGATCGTTGATATAACCTTCGGTACCATCCGTGCTACCGTTATCGACGACGATAACTTCAAAATCTTGCGTATGGATAAAGATACGCGGAAGGGATTCGGAGAGTAAACGTACTCCGTCAATTGTGGGAATAACTACGCTGTACTTCATGTTTTTGATCCTCCTTAGGATTCTAAACGCGAAACAATAGATTCGTAATGATGAATACTACTTGAACCATACATAGGTTGTAAATTAGATTCTAAACAGTATGTAATACCCCCATCGATTAAATAATCGCCCTTTATAATAGAAGAGTCCTCCTTGCGGCACATAAATTTTAAAGGTTGATCTTGTACAGCTCCTACTACACGGACACCTTCGCGGGGTTGCGGCTCGTATATACGACCATAAATAGTACCCAAACTTCTACGCACATTTAAATTTTCGCCGGAGCGTAATGCACCCTGAACACGCATAGTACCCACGACGAAATTGGCCGTTGTTATGCCTACTAGAGTTTTAAAAAGATTTTGACTTATACGTTTATCTGCCTTGGTAAAAACTACGCGTTCCGCTATGCAAACATCACTTAGATCGGTCCCCGAAATTAAACATTCACCATAAATACTACAATCCAATACGCTTACGCGTAAGATACAGGATTCTGAGGGTTGGTATGTTATAGGAATAGATGTTGAAATAGCTGTTGAAGATACTAAATCAGAGCTATCCCTAGAATGTGTTACTTCGCGCATTAACGAATCAAAGCTCATCAAATTACCTTTTTATACTTTGTTACAATAGCTAATGCAATACTATCGAGACCCTTTAAAATCATTTCGTTAGCCATTTTATAGGAATAATCGCCAGAAGTTTCCGCTTGATAAACTACACCTGGCATAGCCTTAATAGCGTAACCTACTTTGTATATCAAATACTGTAAATCTTTCGGAGCTTCTCCGGATGCATAACCATTTTGATACATTAATAGAATAGCATCGCGGCCCACATCAAAATAATAATTATCTGAACGCCGCTTAATTATACCAGTAGAAGCTTCAATAATTAAATTATCATTTGTAATAAGCGCACTAGTATTAGTCAGCATAACCGAACTAGCTATGATAGGATAATTATTCGTCTTTATCTGGTAACGCCGCGTATCCCAAGGCGCAACTTCAATAGTCTCATTCTCCCAGTGTAATAAAAATTCACGTCCGCATAAACTATCTACGCGGGATTCAGATACATCAGTAACTACAGCAATATCAGCAACAGACATTGTCTCGCCCGCAACGGATAAAAATTGTTGAAATTGAGCACTTGTTAAAAGGCTCATTACAATCTCCCTCTTTGATTACTTATCACTACGATCTCCGACAAGAGACTCTATACCAGCAGAAAATAAATCATCGGCAACTATTTCAGCTACCTCCGCATTCACTTTTCTGGCTATTGCTTGTGTCTGCTTCAATATGACTCTTAAGGCAGTTCTATGATCCACTGCCGCGGATGTTAAACCACCGATACCTTTTGTATTACTTGACACTGCTTCTCTCAATTCCATGTATTCTCTTGACTTATAACCCAAACTCCATAAAACAGTACTGCAGTTTACCAGGAATACGATTATCACTGTAAAGCTTACTAGCATTTTTACTTTCCTACTCGACCAGTGAGCAAAATCGACAGAACTTCCGCGTCCAGTATCTCGAAATTTCATCATTCAACTCCCATCACTTTGGCAATTTCTGCTTTAAGCAAGCCCATAACTTTTCCAGGTTCAATCCCCATTATTTTATGCCCCCACCCTGCCGCCTCCGACAACTCAACTACCACTATTCCTTGGCAATAAACAGTTTCTACTTCGAGCTTATCTGCGGGACCTGTTATTCCACCCTCTACATTTACATCAAATGAATACACGTAACCATCCGCATCTGTAGTTCCCTGACCTCCAACAATAAACCAATCTGGAACACTTGTTGCCATTATATAAAACGGGTCTCCTTGTGAAACTTCAAATTCGATGCTATCAACCGCTACTCTATATGAATCTGTAATAGACCCATCAGTCTTGTTTGCCCTAAATGTACGTAACCAAGCATCAGAATCGGAATCAACATAAGATTGCACAATAAGTGTGTCTACCGTAGTGGGTGCCATCGAACGCGGTTTATATGCAACTACATTAGTTCCGCTCTCTACAACTGCATCTCCCACTACATCTCCAGTTGCAGCTGTGATATCAAAAGTATAATGATTCGCCCCCGTTGCACGAGAAGCAAGGATATAATATTGTGATGTTGAAATCTGATACATTTTATCTGAAGAATAGAAATTCAATGGATGAAACTCAAACGCATCTATAACAGCAGTTATAACACCAGTAGACGCATTTACTCCAAAAGTAGATAAGAAACCATCCGAACCTGCTCCCCAACCTGTTACAATATAGTGGTTGCTTCCCAGATAACATAACTCGGGGACGTAAGTTACATTTGTTATGTCCAATGAATCCACTTTCGTTGGATTAATATCTCCCGCATCTGTAATAGAAAAAGTGGCTGCTTTTGTATCTGCTCCGTCAAAATAGGACATCGTGAAATAATTAGAAGACGGTACTTGATGTATTCTCGGCGAGTTACCATAAACTGCAAAGTCAATCGAATCTGTAGCCGAAGCCGCAATCACTCCTTCAGCGGATATCTGAATCGTTGCCATTTTGCCTACATTATCTGAAGCAGACCACACTACAACATATTGGTCTGTACCAGTAATCTTGATCATATCAATTTGCTCTTCTAAATTAACGGCATTAGTTGCAAGTGTATATGTATCAATAGGTGCATCTGATATTGCCCCCGATGCTGTTGCTAAAGAAAAAGTAGAAAGAGATGCTTTAGAAGGTTGTACAACCGCGGATGCAAAATATAATATCTCGCCAACGTTCTCTGTCGTAAAAGAATATACCCAACCATCAACATCAGCTTTAGACACCACCAATAAATTTGCCTGCCCTGCCCCTTTACGTATATCAAAATACCCATCCGAAGTTGTTATGAACTTAGAACTTCTAAGTCCTACGGGAAATTCTCCTGATTCCTTACTTAAAACAAATGTATGCAAGTACAACTGCTTATCTGTTGTATTATTGATATATCCTGAATAACATAGTGAATCAACAACATTATCAAATATAGGTCCTGTTATTGGAGTAATCCAAGAAGAAGCCAAATTCAGCCAACTATCAAGAGGGGTATCTGATAAATCAGCCGTGGTTGGATTTATAGACATTGTATAATAATCCAATTCTGTTCTATTCGCAATATCTGATATCACTAAAAAATTATTTGTACCGGGTATCCTAACAGGTCTTGGGTATCTACCTGTTGTTTCCTTAAGTACTATAGTCTCAACAACACTTGACACTTGACCTGTTGTGGTATTTAAAGTCATTGAATTACAAGTTGGATCTGATGCAGCATTCATATATGTTGATGCAAAAGCAATACCACCGCACCACTCTAATCCCCTCAATGTTCCATTAACGCCTGAATCAACTTCATTATTCAATGTGATAGAACCATCGGACTCTGCTATAGTAACTCCATAATAGTGAGGTTGCGCGGTAGCTTCCGGACTTGAACCAATAACCCAATGTTCTGTTCCCGAAACATAATTGGCATATGAATGCCTTGCATCATCTGTTTCTATTTCTAAAGAATCATTAAACACTGTTGAAATGTTGGTTGCATCAGAAAAATCCATGGTACACACCCACAGATCGTCGCCAGTATCTTCTAATATACCCATGGCAAAGTAATCTGTAGACCCAACCTGCTCGAAAAACATATCATGCCCTTCGCGGATTAACCAACCTCCAAATTGTTGCGTATCTATGACTCCACCTATAACAGCGTCCTCACCCATATCTACTATAACAAACTTTAAATATCCAGGTTCATCACGATATGCAATAGCAAAAGTGTCCGTTGCTATCTGTACGGATATGCCACTTCTACATTGCCCAGACTCAAACTCCAAACTATCAACTAAAACAATTTGCCCAAATTGCGCAGAGACCTGCGGGACAAACAATAAAAATGCTATCAATAGTATAAGCTTTTTCATGTTAATTTACCTCTACTACCACGTAAGACGGATTGAAATAAATACATGTAGTTGATTCTACATGTCCGCACGGTGCTAATTGATCTCCCGTGTCCGACGGTTTACCAGCCTGCTGTACCAATGAACCTGATGTTGTATCATCTGGATATAGAAGATTTGCCATTCCATCACCAACAGTCCAACTCCAATCAGTGTCACAAACCCATCCTAGCACTAAAGCAATACAAGCTTCTCCATCGGCCTTTCCTTCTAGTGCAACACACATTGCTGGCATTGTGGTTATAGCATCGGCATCTGTTAAATAGTATTCACCATCATCCTTCTTAACTAATGCCTGGCCGAATACTACAGTTTCTCCAACCGTAATAGAAGTTGTCTGGCCTGAATAAGTTTCATTTACAGTCAAGCCAGCGTTCCATTGAACTGCGGACTTTGCATCCAACTGATCTTGAACGTTGGATGATACCGTACTTATATATCCCAACTCCGCCGCAGATACATCCGTTTCGTACGTAGTAGCTGCAAAATTACCTGCTACACTCAAATCACCACCGCTAGGTGTTAATGTGGCATCACCATCACCATCAACTCCAAGTGTTAAACTATCCGCTCCATTAGTATGTGTCCATATTTGTTGCGGAGCTGTTGAATTCAATATATGTAAAGCTGCTTCTGGAAACGCTGTCCCGAAACCTGTATTTCCACTGAAATAATTATCATCTCCACCAGCCTGATATATACCGTATGAAAGTGTATCTCCCTGAACATCTTCTATATATACACCAAAAGCGTTGCTAAGAACTCCACGACTGTTTTGCACATAAATGTAATCTCCATAAGCATTTGTCAAAACAGCATTATTGGAGTTATTGCGTACGTATATATTATTGCCATAAGCATTTGTAGTAAGTCCTTCGTTGTTAATATAAGTTTTAGTACCGTACGCAGCAGTACTTGCAGAAGCAGAACCTATTAAAATACCATTATATGTACTATAAAGGTTTGGAACTGTCCCAGTACTTTCATTGTTGATTTGGATATCCACTCCCCAAAGGCCTACACAACTACCATCAGTTCCCGCCGAGACAACATTGCTAAATGCTGATATGGTTCTATCACCTGTTGACGTCGTTTTAGTTACGATATTTCTAAAGCCATACGAATTTCCTGATGCGGCATTAGTAACAGAAGTTTCTATATTTAAATGCCCGAGAGCACTTATTGTCCCAATGCCGACGTTACCGCTAGATAAAACCGAAAGAGCCGGTGTTGCACTGTACGCCGCATTATTTATTGAGGGGTAAACACCCCAGTACCCAGTTGGCGCCGCAGCGTCTTGTACTGATCGAGCATCCAACATAAACTCAACTGGCTGGCTTGCTGCTGTTGCATCTGTTTTCCATCCATTAGCCTGCATTGTTAAACCTGGACTCCATTGCTGTGCTCCAGCCGCTGCATTTGTGGTATTCTGTAACCTTAAACCAAGTGCATCATTGGGAGTGACACCCATTGTACGCGTAGCACTAAGGGTGCCGGAAACCCCAAAATCTCCATCCGCCGTTGAATGTACATAAACAATATTTCCAGATGATCCTCCTAATGCCACAATATCATCCAATTGACTGTCTATGGTTCCAGAACCCGCTTCCACTAATCCATATGCAGCACCGGTACCATCTTCCTCCACGTGGATATGGTTAAACATTAATCTAATCTCTGCACTCAAAACATAAATACCATACGCATTATTGTCATGTGCATGAACATGTATATCATTATAAGAATATTCAAGTGTTGTTGCTGTACCTGCAATATACCCAAAACCAACTGTAAACGTTGCATCATTATCGTCTACATCCGCAGTACAGAAATTCATATCTATTGTACCTGTTGTGGTGTGAGCAAAGATTCCCGATGCAGTTGCCGTTCCACTATTATCAATATCAATGTTAGATATCTTGTATAAGTTAAGAGTCGCTCCTGCACCACAATAAAACGGCGTCTTCATCCCATTAGTAGTTGCGCCTGTATGTCTATATATCGCTTTCCCTCTATGGATATTTAACGTCCCGGCCCCTGTTACATTTGCAATATGTGGCTGATCCACACCGGCAATTGCTGACGCTGTTGCAAGATATAATGCACATTCGCGTACACTGGCCGAACCAGTACTAATTGTAATCGCATCTTTAGTACCGTCCGTCGGCGCTGTTAATTGAATAGCCATATTAGAAATGGAATTGTGTGTAAAAGTGGCAAAATCAACGATGTTGGCATCCGCTTGAGTCAAAATAATATTTTGACCATGCCCCATCCCAATAATGCTCACACTATCAATATCAAATGTTATTGTTTCTGTATACGTCCCAGGAAAAACAAGAATTGTCTCTCCACCAGAACCTGCTGTAATTGCCGCTTGAATTGTAGTATAATCACAACCCGTTGCACCTACAGTAAAAGTACTTGATGGGTCAAAATCACTTTTACTATTAAATGTATCCCAGTCTCCGCCTGTTAAAAACCCCTTTACCCCAGTGGCTGCTGCTTGCCCATTTGTATAATCAATAGAAATTACTCCTGCTGCTGCATCAAAATCATTTGTTGCGAATGCTGCAGCACCTTTGGTTGCTCCATTAGCATCTGCATCATCTATTGTAATTGCAGAAGCAGACACTCCCATAATCTGTGGGGAGTTAGAAACATTGACAGGAGTCGTTCCTGTTAAATTACTTTTACTTAATGCCGGCTCCTTCCCATCAATTTGACCTTGAACAGCACCACTTAAACCAGATACATACCCTATTTCCGTTGCGGTTGTAGCTGATACACCCAACGCCCCTCCAGCAGTTGACACCAAAGCTCTACTCGCAGTTAAACTTACAACAGGCTCAAAGTCTGCCGGGTTCTTCCATACATAACCATTGGTTGTCGCATTTACTGCCAAAAGATAGTTTGCAGTTCCAATACCCAAACTTCCAACTATATTGGCTGAAGTACCATATAATATTTCATATGCGCCTACTGATGTAGGGTATGTTGCTGTGCTCCAAGTGACTGCTCCTGCTCCAGATGAACGCATAATCTGACCAGCTGTACCATTTGCAAGAGCAACACCAGTACCTCCCAAGCCTAAAGCTATAGGGTATGAAACGGTACCACCACTTGACATCTCTGTCCAAACTCCACCTATGTAGCCGTAGAACTTATGCGCAACGGAATTGTAATAAAACATCCCATTGCTCAATGTAGTTCCTGGAGCTGAAGCAAAACCCGGCACGCCGAAGCGCGCGTTCTCACCGGCAAAACCGAAATTACCTCGCAAGGACAGTGACGTGGCTTTTTCGATCACTTTCTTCGGATCTCGGGACTGCCCGGAGCTTACACCGCAAAGGGCTAAAATACATAACCCTATAATTACGCGTTTCATGATTTACCTCCGTCAAAAATCTATTAAGAAGCCACTACGGCTACGATTTCATAAGTTGTACCCGCACCACTACCCTTCATTTTAAAAGAGGCTACGCTAAGCTCAACGTTCCAATACGAGCCTGTCTCGAGCGTATAAAAGGTAGTCCCAGCATCGAAGGATACGAGTAGATTATTACTAGCATGTGTATTATGGATATTAAGGTTTACGGAAGTACCGCCGAGGGTAATAGTAGCGGCTGTAAGGCCAACTGAGCCATTGTGATGCTCAGGTGTATTAGAACATGCAGCTGTACTTACGAGAAGACGCCCGTTAGTATCACAACGAAGCATCTTAATACCAGAACCTGTATACGCCAGTAAAGCGGGTACATGGTTCGAATCCCTTGCAGCAATTTCATTCGCCATCGGTAAACTCCTTATTAAGAGACCCTCCAGAGTTTACTCTGCAAGTATACCACCGAGTTACTTGCAGTAGCTCCGGAGTTCTTAACAGGCTACCTCGGCTGTCTCGGCATTTTAGAGGGTTCAGTTTGCACTGTTTCCTCAGACAGCAAACCACGGGCCTGTCGAAATTGTTTTTCATCGGTGTACTTAAAACCTAAGCCTTCAAGGCGTCGAGCCCAGAGAAATTTGTCGTCGGGAATTTCGCATACCGAGTTTACAATATCGATTGCGCCGTCGTAAAAAGTTTCCTTAAAAGGAACTTTGACTTCAATTCCATTACTGGGTGTATGCTTCATATAAATCATATTTACCTTCTCCTATCAATTCGGATACTATCGCGTCATGCACGTCATCCAGTTACCGAATTATGAAGTGCTGCCGCTGATTCCGATCAAACGCACATGCTTCTCTGCGTTGGCAATAACGAGCGCTTCATCACAATACAGATCGAACTCGTCAAACTGCGAGCTGGTTTTCGCCAGGGGTTCGATCGTGAGGGGCGTTAATTCCCCGACCCAGGCAAACTCGGTGTCCAGGATGTATAGTGACGAAGCATCCCCACCTGTGTATGCCGCTACCGAGGCGCCTCCCGAAGCCATTAACATCGTATCGAGGATGTTCGTGGACGTAAAGATCGGGATACCGTTGTAAGTCATGACTTTAAAACCGCCGCGGACTTCAACGATATTTACGAAGCGCTGCTGGGACTGCAGGAGTTGATTGAGTACCCGGCGCGATCGCTTCGACGCGATGATCATATTAGGATCCCCGGAACAAGTATCGATAGCTTGATCCAGTTTTGCCAGCGTCATCGGACCGGCACTTGTCGTAGTGGCACATGATACCGTCTGAGTGACCAGGATGTCCAATCCGTCGTACTGATTGGCGCTGCTGGTGATACTTCCACGGAATAGGGCCCAATCATCGTAGTCCTTGAATTCGACTACGCGAGCCTCGATTTCCTCAGCGAGGACATCGATGTAACTCCGCCCGATAGCTTGCATCTTACGTGTGACTTTGCCCTTTGCGGCAATAGTCTTGTAAGGAAACTCAACACGGGCGTAACTACCCTGATCCTCGTCGATCGTATCCTTATCGGCGACGAACTGTGCACCTGTGGTGCCAGGCGTTCGACGATTCAAATACCAGGAAGGACCTGATCCACTTTTTCGGGGTAAATTCTGACGCAGCGGATTCTTGAACTCGACGAGGTGTTGCAATACCTTATCGATTTCCGGCTGGATAAGAACCGTTCCGGCGTCATCAGTGCCCAAAGATTTGCGGATGTCGACCATTGCTAACTCACCTCCTCTCAAGTCGTTGGCTGCATTTGGTCTTTGAGGGCGTAAGACAGGATCGTCATTAACTGATCCCGAGGTTCTTTGCCCTCCAAGGATTTAGCGATTCCGTCGCGCTCTGTCTCAACCTGCTCATCGGTAAGCTGTAGACCCTTCCGGATCGGGATAGCATTAACGGATTTTTGCAGGGTATCGATCAAAGCGGACTGTCCGCTTACGATTTCTGCCAGCTGTGTCACCGCCGTGTTGACGGTTTCGGAATGCTGGTCTTTTTTCGCGAGCGCATCTACCAGGGATTTGACAATCCCGGTTTGATCGCCGGCTGCGGCTTCGCTGGCCTTCTGCAGGTCTTCTGAGGCCTTGGAAATGGCTTCGTCCATGCTTAGGCCCTTTTCAACGTAGCCCAGTAAAGCCTTCTGGAAATTCGCATCGGCCAGGATGTCCGCGGTGAGATCCGTCTTCGGAGGCTTTTCCTCCGCGGCGGCTTCGTCGGCTTTTTGCGTTACAGCTGCATTGCCGGGCAGTACAATCTGGAGCGTATTTCCGGAGGGTTTTTCTTCCTCCGAGGCTTTTTGAGCGGCGGGATCTTCTTCTGCGCTTACGCCACTCTTTTTAAGCGCTTCGGCGGCTTCGCCGATTTTGCCGAACAGAGCTTTGATCGCATCCGTAGCATCCTCGGGTACCTGGCCTGCGGCTTGAATGATAGCGTCGATGTTGGTGTTGGCAGCCTGGATAGCTTTCTCAATATCACCCAGATTTACAGCATCTGCAGCGGCTGCACCATCGGCTTTCTCAAACCCTTCAGGTACCTGAAGTGTAATCGTCTGCGTCCCGTCTTCGGCCTTTACGATTTGAATCGGGGAAGCCTTTTTTTCGCGTGCCTTCTTCATAAATGTGTCACCTCCTTCCTGGGATGATTTGAAGGCTTTCTCTATGTGGTACGCCATAGGCTGATCTTGCTTCTCAACATACCATTTGAAGTCTACTTCAGCCTGTGCCGATACCGACACAATAGAAATTTCATTAATAGTCATCGCTTTAATATAACGAATAAGTGTATTAATTTGAGGTACATAACGAATATCAAACGCAAGAACTTTCCCGCGCATGGAAAACTTTCGAAGAACGCCTTCTTGAATCTTTTGCCAGACATCCGCGCGAGTTTTCGAAATAAGCACCTTAATATAAATAGCATCACCTAAGAATTTATAAGCGGCTATCTTACCCACTTCTTCGTCGTTATGATGATTATATAATACAGTGGAATTAATATCAAGATCTGGCAGGGCTGTTTGCATCGCAATAGGAGACACTACATCGTTTTGATAATCCATCTTATCAATAACTGCGCGGCCTTCGATATACCACTTTTCCTCGGTCCCCTTCTCCGCATTCGTCGAAGGTTCTGACCAATATTTTGTAATGGAGAATGGTGCATCGAAAGGTACACTACATACATGATCTCCATCAGGCTTTTTCAAACTCGAAGGCGCTGTAGATACGCTGCTATGCGGCATGATTACAACTCCTGTTTATGGGCGAAATCGAAATTTACTTGGTTAAATCTCTTTATAGAAACTTTAATTAGCCATTTTTAGTTTAGTAAGTATTTCTATTAATAAAATTACGTACAAAGTAAATTACAAAGTTAAAAGTGTTTGTCCATATGGGAAATTACTTGTTGAAGTTCCTCCAGCGTGGGTTGCTGGAAATAAAATATAGGAGCATTCCAATTAATAGGTCTTATACGTCCGTATCCAAAAGGCCAACGTTTTCCATCACATATAAAGAGTTCTTCTATTTTCAATTCAGGAAAGCCTCTACCAGTATCCCAACTATGCCATTGTGTTGCGAGTAATTTATCAATGTAAGTCGGTAAATATTTATACGAAACAAACGTAAAACAATGTTCGCCCCGCGAAAGATCTTGTAAGTGCGGCGTCGTACTGAATGCTATATTAACATTGTTCTGGCGCGCCCAATTGTAGGCGCCTAATAATCCCACAACAAAACAATCTTGTTCAATAAACATAAAATCCATTTCGTTACAGTAAGCATACATAGCGCCGGTCATTTGCGTAGCACCAGAATCGTTATGGTGGTGTTGCGTGGGAGAACGTTGTCCTCGTATAACCACGACATCATTTTCGGGAGGAATCCAAGCTGTTATTTCGCAGTCAGATTGGTATATAACAAGCGCGCCTAAATGCTCAGCCAATTGCTTTCTTATATGCGGCATCCAGGTATCCTTTAAAAAAGATGCCGTCTGCACTTGGGAGGTCACTTTTGTATTATTGTGACCTTTAGAGTCGGCGTACCAACCTACTGTAACAGCTACTTTTCTCATCCTTTATTAACCTTCCCCGATTCTTCCAAGTAAGTTAAAAAGTCTTCTGATTCCCTGTTTACCTCAGTAGTATCACGATCTATATACTCGAATATCTTTAAAATATGTCTGCGTCCTTCAGGTCCATAACCGTAAAAATTATAATGATCAAGATTTCTATCAACGATCTGTATTCGATATTTATCAGGTTTGTACCATATATCGCATCCAGGTAAAGGTAAAAAATGTGTGCATGCTATAATGTTAAAAGGTACTTTTTTTAAAGCTTCTATATTCAAACGTACAGTTTCGCGTGTTTGAAAAGGCGTACGAATCATTAATAAAACTCTCGAAGAAATTCCCAACCTATGCGCGAGTTCTAAAGCTTTAATGCTATCCAGCGCAGTAGCTTTCTTATTTAAACCTTTTAAGACCGCATCGTCGAAACTTTCTACGCCAAAAGAAAACTCTTTTAAACCCCCTTCTTTGGCCGTACGCCATAATTCCTCGTCTAAAGGTTTTACACGTGTAGAAATACGAAATTTAATGTTATACTTAGCAAATAATTCAATCAGTGAAAAGCAACGTTTACGATCTGTAAAAAAGTTTTCATCAGCAACTCTTAACTGATGTATTCCGTAATTCTGTGTAATATCAATAAGTTCATCTTCTATAGAACGTAAATCGCGAAAACGCACACCTTTATTTAATTTTTTAGCTGCACAGAAAGCGCATGAAAACGGACAACCCCTACTTGTAAGAATCTGCGTACTTTGACCTTCGTCATACTTCTTTCCATACGCAAATATATCACCACCTTGATGCCGAATTAAATCTCGAGAAGGGATAGGCAAAACGCTTAAATTCTGAATGGACTTTCCTACATAATACTCTTTAAGCCTGCCCTTTTGAATGTCATCTAAGACCTTCAAAAAAGCATATTCACCCTCTTTTTCTACTATAGCATCGACATATCTCCAATCAACATATTCAGGTGTTATAGTACCAGGACCACCTAAAATAACCTTGGCTAAAGGAAACTTCTCTTTAATAAGCTTCGCAAATCTCCCAGCCTCCAGTAGTTGCATAGATGTGCACGTGATACCATAAACATCAGCTTTCTCTACTAAATCAATTGCGATCTCTTTAATATAAAAACTTAAATTCAAAACCTCAACAGAATAATTAAAAATTTTTAATTGTGCCGCGATGTATAAAATACCCAGAGGCACTTGAGCTCCAGGCTGTTTTAAATGCGGTGAGGGTGGATTAATCAAATTTATATGCATATTACACACTCTTTTACACAGGGGATTTTTTTAAGAATTCCAAAAAGTCTTTTTCCGAGAAACGTTGCGCGAAATAAATCTCTTGATCGTAATTAATTGGCCGTAGCATACCATGTCCAAAAGGCCAGTACTCCGCAATGTCTGCGAAGGTATTATGAAACTGTATCTCGGGATTTATAAAACGTTCGAGCCCCTTATTCCACTGATGCCACAATCCTTGATTTAAGCGGCGCATCATTTCGGGTAAGAATTCTCGAGATACAAATGTAAAACTAGGTTCGGCCCATCCCGACTTAAATGAAGCTTGACTGCCGTAACCGTAAACAATGGGTTTATTCCTTGCCCATTCCAATGCAGCCCTAAAATTATGTATAAGACAATCCTGTTCATAAAAGACATAATCTAAATCGTTACAATACGCATACATAGCTCCGGCCATCATAGTAGCCCCCCAATCATGAGCGGCTCCCATAATATAGGGTGAAGTTCTTCCAGGGCTCGTATCACGCTTAGCATGACGCTTGCCATGTAATACTTCAACACCTTCAGGTATAGGATCCGGGGGTACCTCACACTCAGATATATACAATAGAATAGCTTCAGGATTAAGCTGAGTTTTAATCCTCGGGACCAAAGTCTCCGCTAAATACTGAGGTTTAAACAGCTGTGGAGCCAATTCTATACTACCACGCGTACCGCCTCTTTTGTCAGCGTACCAACCGATCGCTACGCAGACTTTCGGACGTACGGATGCTGTACGAGCTACGGAGGGCTTCTTCGCGTAGTACTCAAAAATACGCTTATGAAAAAGTTCAACTAACTCAGGCTTCTTCTGTACAAGTTCACGCACAGTATGATAATTAACATGATGACAAAAAGTACTATGATCTACAACATAATGCATTTTACCTTCACGTACCAAACGGAAAAAATACATTTCTTGATTCTCAGAATCTTCTCCGTAGTGATCAATATGATCTTGCGCGTGGAACGCTACCGCGTGCGTTGAAATACCCCGATCACTCATTAATGCGTATTGTTCGTAATTCGAACTCGTAATATATTCGCGGGTATTCTGAGTTTCCGTAAATTTAATAAGATCTTTCGGGTGTGCTCCATAGATCGCATCGAATAAAACATTTTTAAACTCTATAGGATCAGGCTCGTGCCACATCCACGTACATTCTTCAAGCTTCTCCAAAAGATCCGGCCAGAACTTTTTTAAAAATATACGCGTAGTATAATTATTAATAGTGGATACCGGAAAGAAAAATGCTCCCCTCTCAAAGAGAAATTTATCACGCTCTGAGATAAGTATATTATCTTCGTCTACCTTAAGGATAACTTCATCGGGGAAGCGTTTAGCGAAATCATTAGTTATACGCTGTATAAAAGGCTTAGTATTTTTCTGCCCTTCGACGTACGCAGGTCTTATCGTATTAACATGAGCCTCTTGAGCTATAGTTGCGATCTTATGCGTACGTGAGTCCGTATTACCATTATTAAGAACGTAAATTTCTTCCTCGGGTAACCACATCTTAAGAGCATCTAAACAATTCTTCAAATGATGTGGCTCTAAGCAGGAAATAACCATTGTCTTCATTACTAAACTCTCCTATTCAAAAAGTTCTAGCCAAGACACCATTGCGGCGGTCGTAAGATTCCAATATTTACCCGACAAAGATTTATCGAGATGCATAGCTAACTCTTTATAACATGCAGAATAAGTAGTACCTCTTAAATAGGCTTTATCGACGATTTCCCACAAACTTTCGTTAACGTGATAGCCAGGCTTTTCTTTGTCTAAATTCTTCCAAGGATCTGAAGCCCTTTCATGCCATATTACGGGAAGCCCTGATACTACTGCGTGGCCTAAATGATCGACTATTTTCTTCGTAAAAATACCCGCCCAAATATCACCAAATCTGTCGTAAACGTAACCTTTACCCATAAGTAAAAAATACATAGCTGGAACTACTTCTCTTGTAAAAGCTACATTCATACCACACATGGGATAGTAATAACCTAAAGGAACAATCTGCTGTATAAAATCGTACACATACGAACTGTCCGAACGCGTAAGTTGTGTTAAAGCGTCTAAATCGGGTACGTTTAACCATAAACCATGGCTAATCATAACTTGACGCGCTTTAGTAATATTTTTATACGGAATACCTCGAGGACGTAAACCCTCGATAGTAGAACGCCAAATATTCTCTTTCGCAGGAGTTGTAAGTTGCTCGATATGTTTTGCAATCACTCCATAAGGTTGATGCTCTTCTCGCCCCTCATATTGAAGCTGCGTTGGGGGATAACAATCATCATCCAGAGTAATAATATGAGAAGCTCCATCCTGATAAGCTTTCCAATATCCATATGAACGTACACAATCAGTTTTACGAGGTATTATCCATGAATAACCGCCTAAATCTTTATCGATCTCCCTCCAACTATAATGTGCGTATCTAAAAGAACGTTCTCCAACATCAAAAGTAATATCAGGATTGTCCTCTATAATATATACGCGCACATTCTGCTCTGTAAATTCTTGAGACCATTCCTTTAGAAAACGCTCTATACAATCTTTACGTATAGTGGGCACTACGACGGCTATAAAACTCATGTGAGTTCTCCCTCTTTAATATGCTTACGGGGCGTATCTATATAAGAACGAATAGCCTCTAATAACGGAGGTACCGTAGGTTTTATGAGCTCCATATTATTAGGACGATTTATATGAAAAGGGAAAAGATTCGGTCCAAAAGATACACAAATTAAAGGTACTCCCAAATGATAAGCTAGACAAGCTATCGCACTATGTAACGTAACCACAAAACGCGCAGAAATGAGTAACTGCGCGACTTCGGAAAAAGAGCGTGAACCTTTAAAAACTACTTGTGGCCCGGGAATACCGCGTTCGTTCTCTCTACCCACACTATAGACAGTACGACCTCTAAAAGCATTGGAATGTATAGAGTATAAAGCATCACTGCACTTCCATGTAGATACTGTAGTAGGTTGTACAACGATATGATCTTGAAGAGGTGCGGGATCTCGCAAGGCAACAAGTGCATCCGTGCGTCTATCGAATTCAACACCTGCTATGTTAAAGCTTGTATGAACCATGTTAGGGCATACAAGCTCGGGAAACCAGACATCAATTTTCTCCACGGGGGGTACTACTACATCATAACTAGTTATATCAACATCTTGAATGTTTAATAGCGCGAATTCTTTTACGTCGGGATAGCCTCCAGGAAGACTTTTCATCTCGGAACGCGCTTCACTAGAGATATCCATCCCTACAATACAATCACGAATAAATTCTACCGCGGGGGCGGCATACTTACCGTGAATCCAATGAACATGATATTTTTGACAGGCACGCTTAAGAAACGGTATAATATGAAAAGTATCACCGATTCGTAGGCCCCCCAGAATTAAGAGCATCTGAGGTTTCTTCCTCGGCTGCTTGAGCATCAGGTGCTTCCTCCATCATTTTTAGCATTTCAGCTTCTTCAGCAATTTGTAGTACGGACAAAATGGAACGCGCATCATACTTTTGAAAGAATACTAGAGCTTTCGACATCACTTCTGCGGGATCTGTAGAATCGAGAACTTTACGCATCTCAGAAGGTTTTTTCTTTTTAGCTCCCTGAATCTTTGGCTGTGTGAGAACATCCCCGGCATCTTCCGTACCAAGCTCTTTCTCAGTAACTTGAACCTGTACTATATCAACGATAGACTCGCCGAGTATATCATCAGTAGGCACAACTATCATTGCCCGGGCTACCATCTCCTTGACAAGCTTTTTATAATAAACGACAAGAGTTTCTTGTGTCCAGCCTGCAATTTTAATTGCTCTGGACATATTTCGATAAAAAGCGTGGCATATTGAATGTGCAAAGTAAAGATCCTGATCTTCCATCTTAGCAGGATCCTCCTTACCATCCAGTTTAAATACGTGTGCCCCCTCAAACGCTTGTGCGATCTGAGGATTTATACCCGGAGGCAATTTAGGTTTCACAGGCATAATTTACTCCCTTGTCCTTTCAACAGGCTGTTCTTCACGACTACTCCCGACATCAGTTTCTTTTTGTTCTTGCTCGGTAGCTTGCTCGGTAGTACCTTCTCGCGTAGCAGTCTTCTTTTCATTCAAAGTCTCAGAAGGTAACGCATTTAAATTATCAACGAAGACCATACGTTTACCTATCAATATAAAACGTCTATCTCCACCCGGTATAGGCGGAAAGCCATCTTTTGAGCGTTCCTCATTAATTGAACGTTGCCCTGTGATTACGTAAGTTTTAGACGCGGCAGCTCTTTGCTGCTCGGGAACGGTATCGCGTATTATAAATTGAAACCTTACATCATCGTAGCCCATAGGCTGCACGATCTCGTTGTTTATCTTCCAAGCAACTCTACGTGCGAGAGGCTTAATAAGTTTTATCTTTTGAAGTTTCTCAGTAAGCGTAAGGCCTGTAGTATCACTTCCCGCCACGTCATATTCAATATCGAAATTACGATAAACAATACGATCGAGCCTTTCGGAAAGCTCCATAAGCTGCATTTCAGAATTTGAGCGCGTAAGAGGTATCCACTTAGCATCCTTTACGTTATCGATTACGCGTATTTTTCCCTTACCAGATTGACCCTTACCCTCATGAAAATCTGCGCGGGCTCTTTTATAAGCTTCCTCGCCTATCTCGCCCAGCGTAAGGATTCCGGGAGGTATATCATCTTCGGTAAAGGATTCAGCAACCCAATCGATTGAGAATAATAATGCGCCAATCTCGTTAATGACGGATTCAATAATAGGTAGGCCAAATTTTGAATATGTAGTGGGATATAAACGTATGAATACAACTTCTTCACGCGCGAATTCAATATTACGGCTAGCAGCATCAAATTTCTGTATGTAACCGTGTAGAACACCATGATCATCTTGAACGGGAAAGAAAGTAGCCCCGTTACGCGCCCACAGCTCAGATAAATGGCCTCCGACATTAAAAACTTTTTCAATAACGCCGCGGTCTAAAACCATAACGTCTAAGAGAGCTTGTTGAAGTAAATCCGCGAAGCTCTCTTCATTAACATTGGGATCGTTAAATAGCTGCGTGAGTTCCACTATGTTACGTATCGTACGAGGTTTTACCTTACCTTGATAATTCGGTACAAAGGCCCAAGGTAACGCAGCAGTTTCACGTGCAATAGTATCAGCACACCACCGACACGAGGCGCAACGTTTATAACACTTACGTAATATATCCGGAGTTTGTACGTAATCTCCCGTGCGTCGTAATAAAGCCTCTTTACTCCAAGTTTCAACCCCGCTAACCTTAGCTTTACCCCCTTTGGTTGTACGAGGCACCCGCTTACGAGCAGTTGCTACAGCATTTTCAAGTTCTGGCATAACAAAGCTCCTACAATACTTTCCCTTTAAATCTCCTCAGATCACCTGCTTGCATCTGCTGAGCGTAAAAAACTTCTTGATTCCAATCGATAGGAAGTACCCGGCCATATCCAAAAGGCCAATATTCCGCGTCGTCACGAAATAATTTATGTATACAGATTTCAGGATGTTTAACACGATCAAAATCGTTATTCCATATATGCAATTTAAAATTATATAAACGCTTCATAAAGAGAGGTATAAAATTATAAGCAACATATATAAAACTTAGTTCAGCCCATCCGGGTTGCCATGACGCTGAAGGTCCAAAACCGTAGATAAGATTTTTTCCTCTAGCCCACTCAAGAGCTTTATCCAATCTATAACACAAACAATCTTGCTCAAAATATACGAAGTCCATTTCATTACAATATGCGTATTGCGCCCCCATCATTATTGAAGCTCCCCAGTCATGCGGCTCATCACGTAAATATGGTCTTGATGCATTCGAACGTTTTCCTCTAATAACTTCTATATTCTCAGGAGGATTTGTAAGTGGAAGTTCACATATAGATTCATAAACAAAAATAGCTCCAGGTTCTATAGAATTTGTTACATGCGGTAACCATACACGCCAAAGATAATCGGGAGCGAAGAATTCTGCGGCGCATGCGGGATTCGTTTTATTTCTACGTTCGTTATCCGAGTACCAGCCGGTACCTACGCACACGCTTCTACTCATATCATACCCCCAAAAGCTTTCCGTCTTTCTCAATTATAATATTCGCAGCATAGGGAATAGTTATCACTTTTACTGACGAGCCAAACTCTCTTCTAAGTGTTTGTAAACGCGCTATTATGGGTGTAATAGTAGGATTTTCGGGCGCTCTACGTATATCATTCAAGGCGATTATAATGGTACTTTCGACCTCAAAAGAGCGGATTTTTGCGCATATTTCGTCTGTAAGATGGTTAAAATTGCCTATAAACATCAAATAGGGTTTCTCAGCAGTATAGCCCGTTATGTATCTGATACGTCTAACCGACTCATAATGCGTCATCTCATCCTGCGCGAGACGATGAGTGTCTTTAACAGGATCAGGCTCTTCATACTCAACATTACTGTGATCTTTTCGATGTACATGTATCCATGTAGGATTACATATTTGAGATACCTCATGACGCTTGGCTATAGTATTAGCACCTCCGCAAGCGATAACCGTCATCATCTGAGCTTCCAAGGATCTGGCTACATAGGACATAGTCTTAAGATCTAAAATCTCAAAGAAGTATAGAATGGCAGCCGGCATTCCTATCCGGAGCTCCTCCGCAATTTTAGTCATATCTTCATATCTAGGACCTGTAAGCCAAATGATCATGATTTCCTCTTAATAAAATACAAAATTTTCTATTTAAAATCCACAGATTTTTTAAGATATCTGTTGTAGCTCTATTTTCGGTTCGAATTTATCTGCTGGGCATTCGAAGACCGGAGTAGTCATACTGAATAATACACAGAACTTGTAAAGAAGGTTAGCCCTAAAGCAATTTCGCCACCAACGCGAAATTCCTTTAGAGGGCTTAAAACGTCTACAGCGATAGCAAAGACATTGTTCTCTATGCGTACCCTTAAGGGTTTCATCCACGGCTACTTTAATGTCGTGGTGTACATAGCGTATAACCTTACCCATCGTAAAACTCCTTTTTAGAGTGGATGCGGCTATAAGCTTGTAGGTATTAGGTCGCTACCACCAAACATTCTAGCCGCATCCTTGCCCGCACCGCATGAGGGAAAATTATGTTAAATTAAAGACAGTCCAATCGAATTCGCCCCTCTTTGGATGCACGAACCATGCAGTCTGTGTCGGGGGCGTATAACGCCCAAACTGATGATCATAAGTACTCGTACCTGAAACTGAGCCGCCAACGGACCACCAAGGTCCGTTAAGAGGCGCGTGAAAATGTCCCATCAACATCTTATCAAAGCGGAGTGTCTTCCACAGGTCGAATACCTCTCCCCATGTCATATCTCCTGCCGAGGCCTTCTGCATACGTCGAACAGCCTCTTTACCGACCTGTCTATCCATACCGTAGTAAGGATAACCAGCCCAACCTTTGATTTGATGTCCGTGCATACAGAGATATTGTGTATTCTGCACGGCGACGGTTTTTTGTAGCGTCGGGTAATAATTGAATGTTACATTCGAAGCCTTCTTCAAGAGAGCTTCAACCATGCGCGCTGTAACATAATTGAAGCTATTAAGACCTGCTTCCTTCGCCTGGGGTTTGATAGTCAAACGCGAATGGTTATCGACGATGATAAATTCTACGCGCACGGTTTTAAAATGCGGCGTTAACATGAGAATCTGATCACAGATAAGATACGCAGCCTCAACAGCTTGCACGGTGGAGGGTACTTCATTCGTAACCTTTAACTCCTGATGGATATCTCCGGAGATCATATCGCCTGTGTATAACAACACACATTCATCCACGATATAACTCTTTCGATGAAGCTCCGTCCAATCCACCAGCCCAGGCACGAATTTGTTAAGGATGCGATTTTTACAAACTTCACGTGAAAACCTCCCGAAGCCCTCAACTTCGTCAGGATCTTGGTACTCGCCGTAATGCCAGTCGGTATTATGCACTACGAGAGATATGGGGCTCTCAACAGCCTTCTTCGCTTCAGGTGGCGCGTAAACCAGAGGGGGCGGCTGAATAGGTTTGAGATGGCTGACAATTTCATCAGTCATCGCTAGAATCTGCCCCTCGTCGAGCCGTAGTCTGTCGATTGTACTTCTAAGCTCCCCAACTTCCGCTTTGAGAGCGCGCAATTTGGGATCAGGTTCAACTTGCTTCTTAAGTTGTTCCGGTGTTACTCCTTTTAGTCCAGCCATAATTTAACTCCTTATAAGTAATCGAGTTTTCCTCTCACTTTATCGATGACTTTAGGATTCGCCCAATACAGCGTTTTACGTACAGTGACCTGAAACATACTGAACTCTGAGCGTTCGCGTATCTGCGCCCAAATTGTAGGAGAAATGCCGAGGGCATCCCGAAACTGCATGTCTGGAATTAACGATCCCGTGAGCTCCTCAAGACCTTTCCGAACCTGTAGGGTAACGTCATTCTTTTCGATAAAGTCCTCCACAGCGATGGCACCCTTGAGACACGACTCGTATGCCATCGTCGTACCATCGCGAACGCTCTTCAATATACGTGTTGCGATCGATTCGGAAATCCCGGTAAAACGAGCCAGTGTGCCGCGGCCGATAACTTTCCGTAGATCCTCGGAGCCTTCCTCGCCATAGAGATGTTCAGCAATCTTGATAGCCTTCTCCTGAGGACCGAGAGTAGAATCAGTCAGTAAATGCGCGTATAAACCTTGAAAAACAGCTTCTTGAGCTTGTGAGATCGTAGACATTGAATGCCTCCCTATTTCAACCCAGTGATTATTTGCAGGAGTGTAAAGCTTCCAGCCTCCTGCAACATAAGATCCGTCACGGTGTTAAAAACCTGCTCTTTGTTAACCGCATTCTTGTACTGCTCAGATAACAAGCCTTTTACCTTACCACGAACCTTTTCCATAGTACGCTCATAATCGTCCATGATACACCTCCTTAAAGGATTATATAACCAATTAACGCGCCTAAAGTTCCAAAAGCAAAATCGGCGAAGCCATCTTTAAAATTATATGTTTTTTGTAAAACATCCCATTGAGAGAACTCCACGATGAAGTTACCGAGACAAGCGCTGTAAAGTCCCACAAACGTCCCTTCGCCTTTAAAACTTCCTACGAGAAAGCCTATAACGAAAAAGACAAATCCCAAAAGAATATGCAAAATCCAATCGGGCACGTTACATTGAATCCATCTATAAATGCTCATTGCCACTCCTCAAGTAACTGACAATTACCATGTAGCATAACCACCAAAATTCATAAACTTACGAGCACCTTCTCGCGCCAACCACTGCGCCATGATGATATCGGATGTTTTACCTATTGGATACGATGTTAACTCGTTGATCCAGATACAATCGTTACATAAACAGGTTGGAGCATGTTTCTGAGCTCTCGGTATCGCCCACGCTTTATTTTGAAACTCTACTGCGATACTGGGTAAACCTATATTAAGGTCCAGCTTATTCTTACCAGTCGTAAATCCCTTTATGGGTACATCTTTTCTTCCTAACTCGCCGAACCAATCAATCATTGCTTGTTGATATGCATTATTTTCAACCATTATCACTTGATGATGTAATCTATCATAAGCACTAATAATTAACTTCGCAAATTGAGGAGAAGTAAATTTCCCCCTCAAAATTTCTTTACGCCACTTCCTGCCTATTCTATCGACTCCGAGGGTGAAGAGGACGTTGTACTTTGCCTTTTTACCAAATCCTGCAGCGAGATCGACTCCCGCGAACAATTTAAGTCCCGAGGGGCATTCTGTAGCGACATAGCAAGATTTGATAAACTCCTCATTGAAGAGCGTATCTTCTGCAGATAGAGCAATGTTTCTGAACGATCGGTCGAATTCACGTAATCCTATCTCCTCACATCTTTTTTCCAAAGCTTCTCGAGGCCAATGCTCTTCCCAGATGGGATCGAAGCTGCCTGCGGGAATTGAATAAAATACTGTATTGTATGCATCCATTGTAATAAGTGCGTGTGATAAGTCATCTCTATGCCAGAGTGTACAGATGTAAATGAGTCTTCCACTCGCTTCGAGTAGGTTGACCCAGACAGAGAAGAAAGCTTCTTTGACAACATCACGTAATTTTGGATTTTGGATTGCATTTCGGAAATCAACAACATCATCGAAGACGATGAGGTCTGCCCTAGCACCGGTTGCAGTACTAAGAATTCCAAGGGATTCAATAGATGGATCCTTGGAGATAAGCTGCCTTTGTATATATATTTTATGTTGCGTCCATGGTTTACCTTGTGCAGGCCGCATATCTGGAAATATGACATGTAATCTTTTATTGGTACGGATATGTTCAACAATTTCGGAGAGGAGATTGGAGGCTCTATCATCACTTTGGGAGACGATTTTAACTCTGAGGTTTGGGTTTTTACCGAGTTCGTAGAGAACGCGGGCCACTGACATTTGAGAAGATTTTCCATGATCGCGTGGTGAGATAATAAGGGTATAGGGGGTTTTATCGACAGCCTTATGCCACTCTCGATGGAACCAGTCGTTTTCCCATCCGAATACGTATAAGCAGAATGCGTCGATATCATTATGGGCCTGCCTTTTTAATCTTTCATCAAGCGCTTGCGCTAACAGGCGCTTTTGATTCGTAGTCTCCTGCATTTTCAAGAACCGGAGTGCACCCGCTTCCGTCTGAGTCGGGGTCGATGGGTTCTTTATCAAGTGGGTGCCCAGCTCCACTGGAGACAGTTTTGACAGCGGCTCGGAACTTTTGTCTATCTGTTCCCCGAAGCTCAGATTCGCTCGGCGGCGTGATTGCGCACGAGTTCTCTTGTCCAGCTCTTTCTTGTACGCCCTCCACATCTTTGTATTTAGCGAATGTATCAGACTCTTCTGTTTCTCTCGAGTTAGACCCTCTTTCTGCTCTATCGTCAGGTCGTAGATGCTCTTCAAGTACGTGGGTTCCTCGATCTCCATCTCCGCTTCCACTTTGTGCGTCAGAGTCTTGGGCGGGGGAGCATCTATCTGGGCTACCGCCTCCTCCGCTGATAGCTTCTGACTCACTAGGTCCTCGAGTAAGCTCTTGCTCAGATGTTCCGTCTTGCCCGTTAGGATGTCCTCGATCGCCTGCACTAAATTCGTATCCAGCGGCTTCTCCGGCGGAAGGGGTGGTGCTGAGGAGCGCGGTTGCTTTTTCCTGGGCTTCTCCGTTGGGTTCTCCAGTGTCTCTATCGCTGGCTTCTCCAGTGTCTCTATCGTTGGGTTCTCCAGTGTCTCTATCGTTGGGTTCTCCAGTGTCTCTATCGTTGGGTTCTCCAGGGAAACTGGCTGCGGCGCCGGAGGCGTCATTGAACCCCGCGCTTTCCTCAACGGTCTTTTTGATTGTTCTACGCAGCATGACTCCACCGCCGTCTCCTAAAGTTTTTGTCGCAGAAGTTATAAACGCATCTAAAGTACTATCTGCCATGTTTTTAACTATACCAGCCTCTTCAGTCGTTTCAACTGTTTGTTTAGTACTTCCCACCATATTAACAATTTGCTGTACGAGGGTTGCTATAGAAGCGACTGTATCTTTAAGATTGGCAGATTTGGCTTTATCAGCATCAACGGCTGCTAACATCAATTCAATTTTTTCATAAGCTACATCAATAAAATGCTTACGTTTTGTATTCCAATGTTTTTTAAGTTCGGGATCCGTTGCTACTTCGTGCAAACGTCCAAATTTACCAGCGTTTAATTTGTAAACAGAATCTTGAGGAACACCTGTAAGCTTTGCTATCTTAGAACCTGTAAAACCCATTTCTAAATATGTCTTAACAGCTATCAACTGCGCCTCGGTGAAAACACCTTTAGCGCGCCCCATTACCTTATAGTTAGTTTGGTATTCAATCTCTTTGTCTAAGCACTCTATTTGTTCTTCGGTAGCCATTTTATAAAGTAATCCTTTTAAATTAACTATTTAAAATTTCTATATAATATAACTTAAAATCAAGAGATATTTTGAAAAACTTAGGAGTCCAAGTAATAGGAAAATTGGACCACCCCCCTATATGTGGGGGTTATTTCCTGCGATGGTGGATTTCGGCAAGAGGCACCCCGTTTTCAAAAATTGTACGATATGTGTATGGCCGGACCTGCACTAGGAGGTCTCAATTCATTTTCTATTATATAACCCCCCTCTAATGTATACATATAATAATATAGGGATAGACATTAGTCTATCCCTATATGTGAGAGCGCTTACGTTTGTATATTATTTAACGTTTAACAAATACATATTGTCTTTCTGGTATATTACCTTTTTGTTCTTCAGTTCATTGATAACACGTAATATTCTCCCAATGGAATTTGCGTTTGGATACTTCGTATCCACTTTTTCGATAATACCTGTTAAGGTAATACCCTTGGAAGTAAATAACTTTGAGATAAAGTCTCCTTTACTCCCTTTAACCAATCCATACTCATTCAACTCTTTCGTTGAAATTTGGATCTCTTTCTTACAATGTGGGCAATTCGTAATCATGATGATTCTCCTTATCGAATGTTAGCGCTCTCTAATATTCGATATATTTTATCGAATATTATCCAAATATAATAACTTAAATTATGCCTTACTAATGTAGAGCCAAATTGATCGTTATAAAGTTGTAATGTAATAAAGGGAATATTAGTTACTTGTTTCATAAGGATTTCTTAACCTTATATGTTTGTGTAGAAGGTTTTCCACATATTACTATTCCACAAACAACTATAAATACTATTATACTAACCATTGAATTATTCCTTTCTTATAATGATTTTAAACTTTTTAGACTATGATGAATTACGAATACAAAAACTATTAAGATTAAAGATTCTAAAAACATAACTATCTCCTTTCATCGTTATATAAATATACATACAACATATCAAAAAAGCAAGTAAAACTTGGCATATGGCGAATTCTTCATAACTCGATTTTAAAAGGCTTTTATATATATAATAATAGAAAGCTTCGTACATAAACTTTCAATAATGCTATTTAGGCGCCTCCTAATGGATGCACATATAATTATACAATGCTTACAAATATACATGCATGCCTATATATGTATATATTCATATGCCTATATATGTACATATTCATATGCCTATAGATGTAGTCACCTATTCATGATACGCCAATACATGCAGGCGCCGGGCTTGCTGCCGGGTTGAGGAGGTCAACTTTTGGATTTTTTTAAGGCGCCTCCTAAGAGTACCAATCCATTTTTGGATTGCCTCCCGTCTGGAGGCGCCACTATACGCCTAGACGAGGAGGTAGGCTTTCGCCCACCTCTCAATGTGGTTTATATGGAAGGTTTCGAGAAAGGATTTCTTTTTGTGGGGCGGCTGGCTAGAACGGCACCCCAGATGATAATAGCGACGATTAAACATTCCATTTGATTACGCCTCCCCTATTAACGCGTCACACACATTCGCGATACAGCCACATACAAAGGCTTTGATTCGATAATATTGAATACGAACTTTAAGAATGCTAAGCTTCATGATTACTCCTTCTTGCGTAACACAAGTTCGTAACCTTCCTTGAACAATGCAGCCTCGACATCCTCCAACAAGAAGATATTGTGTTCGCCTTCAGGTTGAGGTTGCCAAAAATCGTCTGCATGCTGCTCGACTGCGTACTTCATGGTTTGATAACTTGCTGGACTTAACATAAGACGCTCCTTATTTTGTTCTATAATAATATACATACTAAAAACGAAAATGGCAAATGAATTCATTCAGGTGCCTAATAAAATGCCTATACACTAGCAGGCGCCTTAACATCTTTTTAATAACCACTTCTTAGGCGCCTCCTATGGTAAGG